TTATATATTTTGACAATTTGCTTCTTGAAATTTTCCTCATAATATTTTTTTGACATGTCTTTCTCCTCCAATAATTTTATTATATCATGTTCGGAGAAAAACTGTCCTATTTAGTATAGCCTATCCAATTTTTTTATATAACAATCGTCGCGCACCCGCATAGCGGGTGGTTTATATTTCGCACGCTTTGCGTGCTCAACAGGGTCACGACCCATAATAAAGACAAGGGCACCCTACGTTATCATTTCGTAGAGTGCCTTGTTTGTTTTCAGCCTTGTTCATTAACATCTGCCGCCAAGCCAGACTTAAATTCTATTGTAAATTTATCTTCATAAATCCAGACTTTTTCAACAATTCGTCTTACAAGAGTTTCATCATGTTCTATGAGGGTGGTATCTTGTTCATTTAGGAAGTTTGTCATTTCTTCAATTCTTTTATTGACTTCTTCCTGCCTTGCGTTTTTCAGAAGAAGGTCTTGCTTCTTATCCCTCAACTGATGAATTTCCTCTGCTATCTCATCGTAGTTGGAGCTGGAATGTACTAAGCTTAACAGTTTCTGCTGCAAATCATTTAGCTTGTTTTCTATATTATCTAGTTCTTTGTTCTTCTCATTATTTAAAACAGAAGCTATATTATTTTTCAAGATAGGGAGGTAGCAATCCTTTTTATTTAAAATGTTATTGATGGCTTTTATAATAGATTCTTCTATATCTTTCTCGTGGACTGTTCTAGCATCACAAAACTGTCCAGTGTTTTCTAGCCTACTAACACATCTCCATACAATGGATTTCTTTCCACGATTATTCCAATGGACTCTGCGGTAGATTTCTTTACAAGTTCCACAAATAACTATGTTAGCAAAACAATGATTGCTACTGTAAGTTCTTTTATTCCCGCTAGGGCTGGTATAGGGGGACCTTCTTTTGGCTAATTCCTCTTGTACCTGCATATAAATATCTTTTGGGATAATAGGTTCATGGTTATTTTCTACATAGTATTGGGGTATTAAACCATTGTTCTTGACCCGTTTTTTAGTTAAGAAGTCAACAGTATAGGTTTTTTGTAAAAGAGCATCACCGATATATTTTTCATTTCGCAGTATTTTAGAAATATTACTAGTATGCCATATCTTATTACCTGCTCCGTTTAATATTCCATCAGCCTCTAGGCGTCTTTTAATTTTAAGCATAGAGTTACCTTCTAAGTATTCACGATATATGCGTTTAACAACCTCAGCTTCTTCAAGTACAATTACAAGTTTTTTATTTTTATCTTTAGTGTAACCAAGAAACCTGGAGCAATTTACTCTAACTTCGCCTTGCTGATATCTGTATTGTATGCCCATTTTAACATTTTGGCTTAAGGACTGACTCTCTTGCTGGGCTAAAGAAGCCATAATGGTTAGCATAACTTCACCTTTAGAGTCCATTGAGTTGATGTTTTCTTTTTCAAAGAATACTGCTATGTTTTTATCTTTAAGCATTCTTATATATTTTAAGCAGTCTAAAGTATTTCTAGCAAATCTACTAATAGACTTGGTGATAATCATATCTATTTTTCCAGTCATACAGTCGTCTATCATTTTATTAAAGCCTTCTCTGTTCTTAGTATTTGTTCCTGAGATACCATCATCAGCAAAAATACCTGCCAGTTTCCAATTGGGCCTATTCTTAATATAAGAAGTATAATGACTGATTTGAGTTTCATAGCTTGATGCTTGTTCTTCATTTTCAGTAGAAACACGGCAGTAAGCAGCAACTCTAAGCTTAGGGTTTTTATTATCTTTTGTTCTTTCCTTTGTTTTCCTTGCAGGAATCACCGTAACTTTCTTATCACTTACCATTTAATCACTCCTTTATTTGAACTAAGCTATAAACATATTCAGCCTGTTTAAAGGGGTCATTGTACTTTTTTTCTTGCTTTTCTAATCTAAATGTCTTTGGGTAGCAGACAGGCGTCTTTTCTTTTTTAGGAAAGAATCTGCCTAGTTTTTTGGCTCTTTTTTCCCGCTCTAGTTGAACGGCATCAAAAGTCTCTTTTTTAATAATCTGCGGATAATAATCATCACCTAAATAAGAGGTGTTTTGAAGTATTCTACCTACACTAGAATGAGTTAGATTCAAACCTACTGATTTTGCAGTTGATGTTAAAGATGCGCCTGTTAAATAGACGTCATATAAAAGTTGGACTTGTTTAGCCTTATCTTTGTCAATAAGGGCTTTTCTATCTTTTATTTGATAGCCAATGGGTGTGTGGCTCATTTATATCACCAGCCTTTCTTTAAGACTTAGTCCACATTTTAGATTTATATTTATTTCTTCTCTTGAAAAAACTGAAATGTCTTTTACAATATCATTAAAAAGCTTATCTTCAAAATTGTTTATCATATCAGCCTTAGCTAAGAAAAGTAATAGTTTATTCAGTTCCTTGAGTTCCTCAGAGCTACTAGTTATCATGCGGTTTAAAGTGTTTTTTTCCTCTTGTAGCTTTTTAGCCTCCTGAAGGAGTTTGTTATTACTTTCTCTATAAATTGCAGGATCAAGATAATTTTTTGCTAGAAGCTCAACTAAGACATCCCTTTGTTGATGGTTTTCCTTAAGTTGAATTTCTATATCTTCAAGAAGTTTTAAATTATCCTCGTTATTAAAGTTTTGTAGACTAGTATAAAGAGGAATTAAGATTTTTTCGTATCCAAAAACTAGCTTGTTAAACATGGTTATAAATGCATGTTTAAAAGAGGAATCAGGTATATACTTCATAGGACAAGCTTTTATGTTACTAATATGGGTGAAACAACACCAAGCGATAGGGTGTCGGCCACTTGTGTGAGTTCTTCTTCTAAAATTAGCCCCACAATGTTTGCAATTAATCTTTCCAGAAAAGGCGTATCGATTTAGGTATTTACTATCTTCTTTAGTAATGTTTTTTTCTTTGGATCTTTGTTCTAAAACTAAGGCAGTGGCTTCAAAGTCCTCACGGCTAATGATAGGGGAGTGATTATCCCTAATATAGTACATATCCCTTTCCCCATAATTTGTATGTCGCTTATAATTACTGTCCATATAAGTTTTCTGGTAAAGAGCATCGCCGATGTATCGTTCATTCTGTAACATGCCAAGTATTGTATTAGCAGTCCATTTTGAGTTTCTTTTACTTTTTATATTTCTTTTATTTAATTCGTTAGCTATTTTTTGACCACCTTTGCCTGCCAAGGTTTCAGAGAAAATATGTCGAACTATATTAGCTTCTTCTTCATTGATAACTAGTTTTCCATTTCGTGCATCATAGCCGTAGGGTGGATCAGAAACTTTATAAGTTCCATTTTGAAATCTACGTCTAATAGACCATTTAGTATTTTCAGAAATAGATAACGATTCATTCTCGGCCAGTCCAGCTAGGATGGAGAGCATGAGTTCACTTTCCATAGACTGAGTATTTATATTCTCTTTTTCAAAATATAAATAAACCCCAAGTTCTGTAAAGCTCCGAACTAGTTCTAAGCAGTCGGCTGTATTTCTTGCTAATCTACTGATAGACTTTGTAATAATTAAATTAACTTTACCTTCTTTGCAGTCCTTAATTAGATTAAGAAGCCCAGTTCTTTTGTCCTTGCTTGTTCCTGTCATCCCTTCATCATAATAAACTCCAGCTAACGTCCACTTATTATTTGATTTAATATAACTTTCATAATGTCTTATTTGAGCATCTAGACTATCTAGTTGCTTTGTATTGTCAGTAGATACTCTGCAGTAGACTGCAACGTTTAATTTCTCTATATTACTTGTTTCATTAGCTAAGGGCTCGATTATTTTTACTTTTCTCAAGTTTTCACCTCCTTGTCAGTGTCACATGTTAACTCTACAGTTCACTTATATCAAGGGTTTCAGGCATTATTGCAGCTAAAATAGGAGAGAAGGAGGATCTGTTTAGAAAAGTGATTTTTTGGTATTCTGTAGTACTTATTAGTCCTTTATCCAGCAAAGAGGATAATAGTTTCTGAGCAATAAAATAGCTGACTTCATCTTCTAGTTGTTTGTTTGATAATTGAGTAAATTCTAGATTTGGATTCTCTTTCATGTATTTTCTCCTTTAAAGGTATTAAGGGAAAAAGAAAAACCCCTCACTATCTAAAGGACAGTGAGGGGGAAAATCCGTAGTAAAAATTTAATTATTCAGTTTTTATAAAGGCATCAGTAAAACCTGCAGCCTTAACCTTTTTTAACATAGCATCAGCATTAGCTTTAACAGCATATGCTCCTACTTGAACTCTATATAGTTTAGTAGGGGAGGATGATGGGGGAGATGCAGGTGTCTTTTTTGAATCATTTTTGCAACATAGTGTTGCCTTAACATCTGCCCTAAAAGTATCCATACTTTTACCGTGCTTTGGAAACCAATTTCTAGGGTCGCTGTGGTTACTGGCTATTCCTTTTTGATGTCCTTCATAGTGTCCAATGATATCTTTTTCAGTAAGATTATAGAGCTTGCAAAGATGCACACATAGTTCGACAGCTTCTTTATAAACCTTATTAAAGTAGGTAGCATCAGTATGATTATCTTCACAGATTTCAAAACCTATATGAGTATTGTTAGCATCACCACCTGCATGCCATCCCCTATGATCCCAAGGCAGGGTTTGATAAGTGGCGATAGACCCATCCTTAAGCTTGCCAATAAAGGCATGAACGCAGACTTGTCTGCCATCTGGTCTATCTTGATTCCAATGATTATTATATTGATTCTTACCAAGGAGTCCATCATCTGGACCCACATACCTTCTAAGATTAGGATTGTTTGCACCAGTTGAATGAACCATAATTCCTTTAGGCTTAATCTTTCTTCCAGCTTTATAACAAGCATTATTAGTAAAAATAAGTTTTCTTAAATTCATTAATTGTTTCCCCCTTTATTGTGTAGCTGAGCTAAGACATCCTTTAATTTCTCTGGTATTGGAAGTCCAAGTCTTGACGAATTTTCAAGCATGGAAACTCCCTCATTAGAGCAGTAGAAAAAGATAATAGCAGTCCTAAGCACATTTCCGTCCCCGATAAGGTTTGTATCGATGATATGGCCAATCCCAACTAAAACAAAGATGAGCACCTTCTTAAATATCCCTCTAAATCCAACTTCGCTGGATAGAGTTTTATCTACAATGGCACACATAACCCCAGTGATATAATCAGCCACCATCAAAGCAACTAAAGCATATAAAAACCCATCAAAACCTCCGAGAAACCAGCCTAAAAAGCCACCGAGGGCTGTGAGAGCAACTTGTACCCAGTTCCAAATTTCCTTCATACATACGACCTCCTAAAAATAATTTTGCATATAAAAAAGGAGCATCTGCAGAACCTGCAAATACTCCTAAATATATATTTATTGTTATATTTGTTTAGGGAGAGCCTCCCAAATCCTTATATCTTCTTGACCTAAAGACCAGATAGCAATTCCTCTAAGATTCCACCTATAAGCCGCTTCGTTTGACCAGTGAACAAGACTATCTACATCTTGATAATAGAGAATAGAAAAGCCATCAGCATCACCAAGGAAAAGTCTTGATAACCAAATATTGATATCCTTTGGAATAATCTTAGCCGTATAATCATTTCCACAGCTAAGAGGTAAAAGATCTGAATGGAAGAAGTCGTAGTCCATAGAAATATCTTCACTTCTCGTGGCAGATTCTTCTACATCGTTATTAACAGTAAAAACTTGAAACTCATTATCCCAAGTTACACCAGTTCTATTAAGTCTTCCATACTCAGTTTTGCTCCCATCTGGAAATACCACATCAAATCTTTCATATGGCTCATAAGTCCATGAATCGCCCATTCTTAATAGTTCAGAAAGAATTCGACCGTCAGAGCGAATACCAGCATAACCTCCTGTAAAACCACTAAGATTTGCTGTGAAACGAAGGATATTACTTGCTCCTGAATAAACTCTAACTCTATTAGCTCGTATTCTCATTTCGATGGTATACATCCTTGGGTTAGAGCGAAGTTCTGATGTTGGCGTTTTTGCTATTTCCGTATTATAACTAGCGATTAGGGATGATCCTTTATATAGCTCGATTCGCTGAGTATCATAATTTAAGCAGCAGAAAACATCACCACAAAATACCCCTGCCCTGCCACTAGATTCTTCAGTAAAAGCTATTCTAGCTCTTAGGTGGATATCAGAGAAGTTAGTGTAATTCCATGCAAGTTGTCCATAACCGTCAAGCTGAGAATATGGCCTGTTTGAAGTATCATTAGGGTTTTTCCATACATTCCACTCACCACTTAATGTTTTCCAATAGCTAGGAAGGAGTGGATTAGGATCTCTAAAATCTTCATACCAAACAAGTGCTGAATCTGGTTTTCTTCGAAGAACTTCTGTTGTTAATCTAAACCCTCTATCTGGCTCAGCCATTACACCATTAACGTCCTTAAACTTTCTAGGTGATAAGGTAAACTCAGCCTCACCAGCGAAGGGCTGTTCTTTAAAATTAGAGCAGACACGAAATCCATAAAATAGTACCCCAGGAACTCCAGTAGTTATGCTCACAGTATGCGTACCAGCTGAAAGAAAGACACTAGATGATAAAGAGAGCCAACAGGTAGAACGCCAATATGGCCACCACAATCTATTTTCAGTAAAGTTTTTACTTAACCCATCAAGGG